TAGAGATTAAAATTCAATGATGACCTTGATGTCCTCAATCTGAGAAGCCGAACGATTAATTGGAGCACGATTTTCGAGGAAAAGTACGTTTCCGGTAAATGGTTGTACTTCTTGGTCCAAGAGACCGCCGCTTGAAGCAATAGTTGCAGTACCACCAGTGTGTCCGGTGATACCTTCGCTTAGTTCAAATGAATCATATCCAGTCTTATCATTTTGATGATAGCGGACAATACCTTCTGCTTCATCATAAGAATCAATGAAAGCAACTGCACCGGAATTTGTGCCGGTAATATAGTCGCCAATGTTGAGACCGGTATGTGAACTGAATTGCAGACCCTTCAATGAGCTAAGAGTAGTATCTGTTGCAATAGTTGTGGTACCGTATGAATATGGATTCTTGACGATACCGATTTGACGGAAGCTATTGTTTACAATGAAGTCGGTGCCGCCTTCGGTACCATTGAGACGAATACGGATACCGATGTAATAGCCGCCGAGTTCGGAGACCGGATCGGTACCATGTCCATTCTTAGGAGAGAGAACGGCACGGGCGGTCGCGCCGGTACCATTTCCACCGGTAAGTGTGACATAAGCAACATTGTAACCGGAACCTGCGTTCGTCTGGAAGGTCGATCCGGTACCAGTTACTTTGACTTCGGTAACAACACCACCAGAAATAACTGCGGTTGCTTGTGCACCGGAACCGTCGCCGAATACATTGACCGTAGGAGCAATGGTATAATTTGAACCACCATTGGTAACTACATAACGGTAGATTTTACCGCCAAGTTGGTCGGCACTATCATTTTGATATGCGTACTTAACTTGTTCGTCGGCAGAAAGGTCATTTACGTCACCGGATTCTGGTAGTTTAACGGTCTTGACGGGAACGTAGAAGTTGGTAAGAAATTTGGTTGCTTCCGTAGTGAATACGGTGAACATGTACTTCCAGATATAACCGTCGGCTTCAGCCGTTGGATTTACATTGGTCTGAGTTGGTTTAGAAGTTGAACCAGACTCATCTGCCGGAGCCTTAATGCACTTGTAGACCTTAAATTCGTCGGTAATAATGTAAAAATTGGTTGAGAAAATGTTCTCATCGGCGTCATCCCAGGCGGCATAAACATTACCTGAAACCCAATCATGACGTGGTACGATATTAATTACATCGGATGCAGTCGCACGTTTCATTGCAATGGCATTCTGCCACGCATCATTGACATCAACAATATCATCAACCGGTGCTGGAGCTTCGGTATCCGTATTGTCGGTAATGACATCGGACCAAGCGTCTGATTTACCAACAAAAAGATATACGCTATTGTCGGTATTGACGATGGCATCACGGAAATTGTTGGCATTCTCCGTGCGGAAGTTTGAGGTGATGATTGCTGCCATATTAGAAAGTTATCTTAGAAAGTGATTTGGATATCGGAACCGACATTATTCCAAGGTACAACATTATTTATAGTGTCCTATATGATATATTTTAGGTGAAATTGACACCAAGATAAACGTCATTCCAAGTGAGTGAATTATTTATCACGTCGGAAATGGTATAGTCTGCCCAAGGATAAAGATGCGCGGAACCGCTTGACGATTCGGCATCTTGAATGGTTACATCCTTGTATGAATAGATATGAATAAGGTCGTAGAACTTGATGGTATTATCTTGATCCTCTCCGGTAGGTACGTTCATGCTTATCTTATACCAAGTCTCAGCCAAGCTCGGGCTGTTGACCTGTAATTTGATATTGTTATATTTACCAGCCGCCGTAAAGAGGGTTCTGAGACCAGCCTCGGCAGAATTCTTATTCGGAAATTGGATGAGAGCCTGGGTGTCGGGCATACCAACAAACACATCGACCGGAAGGTCTTCGTCGCCAATAAGACCCGGTTGGAGACGGTGCATCGAACTAAAGATACGGCGAGCATCCTTTGCCACGTTGTCAACATCAAGAATGGTAAAGTGGTTAATGTTTTCAAGGTAGATTACGATTTCACCAAAGAAAATGAAGCCAGCCGGATGGACGAGCTTATTGAATGGATTGCTCCATGCATCGACATTATTGCCGGTACGGATGACGTATGAAAACTGTTGATAGAAGTATGAGTCCTGCAGTTTAATGGTATCCGAAAGGAAGCCCTTATTGCTGGTATAGATGCCATCCTCGTAACCCGTTAGGTTGCCCGATTGGTCATAGACGGGACGGCGACCAGTTTTATCCCATGTTCCGGATGAAGGAATCAGTATGTCATTCTTGGGATAATAGACTTCGGCGGTATCATTGAACAGAATCTTGAAGAATAGAACAATGGAGTCACTGGAACCGCGCACCGAATAATAGTGCATTAGGTTCTTATAGAGCTTTACCTTATCAAGAATCTGATTCTGAAGTGTCTTTGGAATTGATGCGGCAATTTCCTTTTGGATTAGGTCGATGTATTTGCTTTCGGCAACATCAATATCTCTTGAATTATTGATTGAGTTTAATTCATAACTCGTCTGCCCGATTTCATTTAGATGGGTATAATAGTCCTTCAGGAGACCAATCAGAGCAGTCGAAGATGAACGTAGCTGGCTTGGCACCAGTGATTCAACACGAATCGTCTCCTTCGTCTTGCGACGAGTGCTTGCAAGAGTCTCAATTGAATGGGGCATGATTAACGATGGCGAGCAGTTGTGGTGTAGTTAATTGCACCAGCAGAACCGGCAACAGCAATTGTATCAATTTCACCAATGACCGATGTGCTCAATAGATTGATTTCAAGGAGTTGATTTCTCTTTGGAGCCAGGTCATTCGAGTTTGGAATTACGGTAATACGGATTGAGGTATCGTTATCTGGTCTGAAACCGGAGAGTGTTACCTTACCCACCGCAGGTTCAATAATTCCTGTATCCTTAATCTTAACTCTGTTACCATTTACAAGTTTATAGATATAGACGGTACGGTTGTTGGTTCCAACAATAGGAGTGTCACCAAAGTAATGCTCGACACCATTAATTAAAAATGCAGAGGACTCAATGATGTCTTCCGTAGAAGATGTCTGATAGATTGGTGAGGAGTATTCAAGGACAAAGGAATTGCTTATGGCTGGATTTGGTGTAATGTCCTTGTACATAAACACACGTGCCGTAGAATTCAGAATTGATGGATCCGATTTGTCAATATCTCTTAGGAATTGCGAGAAACGGAAAACACCGTCAAACTTCTTCAGATTGTTATCGTTATAATTGCTTATAGTATCACGGATCAAAGCCTGAAGTTCAATCTTGGTACGGTCGGTTAAATTTGGATTGTATTTAAAATATACGTCGAGAGTGAGGTAGGTGTATTGCGGATCCACAATTACCGGGGTAATTGACACTACGTTCTTACCCTTGAGCACGGTACCAGTAATGTAACTCTTTTGGTCGGCGGTAAGATAATCTGCGCCGTTTGGTTTGATTGCAATATAAACCTTACCGTAGTCGGGAGCTTCTTGGTCCTCACCACCCCAGACGGCAATGCTTTCAATGTAACCGACACTCTTTAGAATGAGTGCGCGGTAATCATCTGCCGTAACTGCACGGTTCTGAGCAATGAAGGTGAGCGGAGCATTGTAACGAATTGACTCGATAGTTTCACGAACCGCACCACCGTAGGAAGCAGTTACCGTTGTCACCGATGCTACATTGTAACCGGATACCGTATCACTTGCGGTAAATGAGGTGGCTCCGTTTGCCGTTTTACCCGTGGTATAGACGTATTCAATTTCTACAATGTTATTTGAAATTGGTTTCTTACCGAGGACGCCATCACCAAAGTAAATTTCATATGTCCCAATAGAATCCTCTTGTAAATAATAAATCTGAGATGCATCATCAATACCGACAAGAGTTGTGAATTTGGTATAGATTGCGTATTCTTCCGACTCCTCATTTGCCTTTACACGAACACGCATTGTGTTTGTATCAATATTTTCGTCGGTTATTTTAAACTTTTGGTTCTCCAATGAATTGTCCACTCTGTAAAGCATACGTTTCAGAGTTCCCTGGGTCACCTCGATATTGGTAAAGGTGTATGCACCATTCAGCAGTGGAGCCTGGACCGGCTCAAGGACAACAAACGAATAAGATGTTTGGTCCAGAGTTGTGCTAAAACGAGTACCACGTGACAGAGTAATATACGCCGGAGGATTTACACCAGCATTAACGGTGAAGCTAATGATTGCCTTGGAAGAAGCAAATGAACGTGGAACATAACCCAGGAGCTTGGCATGTGAAACTACATTACCACGAATCTGAGCAGAATCCAAAAAGGTCTCATTCAATGAAAGATGCGCAACCATTGCGTTGTAATGGGTATTGTACGCAAGGATGTCCAGAAGGAGGGAAAGACCCGAACCATCAAAGTCCCAAGAGTTGTATTTGCTTTGGGAACGGAAGTGATCTTTGATGGAATCTTTGATCTTATCGAAATCTAACTCTGTTACATTAAATTGAGCCATGGTAGTAAATTAGCGAAGTCTTTGTAGATAAAGGGTCATATCGACCGAACGATTTGGTACAATTACTCTAAATGAAATTGTAACCCCGTAACGGTTATTGTCGGAGTCATCGACGACATCAACGGCAACCGAGTCGATTCTTGGTTCATATCGTTCAAGAATGTAGTGAATTGCATTACGAAGTGACGCAATTGTGAGTCGGTCGGCTGGTTCAAATAACATTCCGCTGATATTGCCACCAACATTCGGTTGGAATGGACGCTCATTGAAATTTGTAAGAACCAGGTTCTTTACGGCATAGACAACAGCATCAATATCGGTAAGAGGAATAATGTCACCACCCGTAACTCCGTCAAGAGTAAGACTCAGGTCAAGGTCGGTATACAGAGCTTTCTTGGATACAACAGCCGATATGGTATCGGTGACATTGTAATCGGAATAGTTCTGTGAACGGATTGCTGACATAGGGTGGTGCTATTTATAACAATATTCCGGATGTTATTTTACGGGTTCGGACGATCCAGAGTAGGCTTAGACGCAATATAACCCGCTGCTTGATTCCCGGCAAAAGTAATTTCGGTCTGAATTTGTGTCGGGATGGTGAGGACGCCGTTCACCGTCTGGTAGAGTTCAGTATCTTCCAGTTTAGGCGCAATGTCCTCAATCTTCGGCATTTGAATGTTGCACTTCAGATTGTTCAGTTTATTTTGGATTGCGGTAAGAAGGTCTCCGTACGCCTTCACCAGTGCCGTATATGTCGCAACGGCATTCATGTACATCTCCATGTATTTTGCACAATGCTCCTTTGCCCATTTAATCAGCTTTTTAAGGTTTGTTGGTGGAATTGCCAGTTTGGCAAGGTCGGCAATCTGCTGGAGCATTGCTTCCAACTGAGCCTTGATGACAGCCTCAACCTTCTGAATCAGTTCGGCAAGAGCAGCGCAATCTGGAATCTGATCAATCTGTTTTGTAACCGTATTAACCCAATCTGTATTGACATAACTTGTAGCCATAATTTAATCTCCTTAAGGATAGATGTTTGTGATAATTCCTTTAGTAACCGTTACCGTTTTACCGTCGACCGTTGTGAAAGAGCCACTTGC